AAGTTTGCAAAAAGACATTTAACCGAGAGAAAAAAGTTTTACAAAGAGGCCAATTATCCGTATAATATAGATAAAATAGATTATGAAAATCCTTACACTAGATAATAAAACATACACCTTAGAAAAGATTCCAGAGTTTGTGGATGACAATTTACGATTTGCAGTACTAGATAATTCTAATCCTGCAGATCCAGATTACTTCTTTGTACCTTTAATATTTTTAGAAAGTTTTTCAGCGCCAGCGGCAGTGTTACAAATTGGAAAACATAGAGTTACTATGCCATTAGATTGGAAAGTTATCATAGGTGATCCAGAAGAAGGAGAATTATTTGTTATATCAATAACCAGTCTTAACGATCGAGGATTCTCTGCGTTCCTTTATAATCCACTCACTGGATCTAAACCAGATTTTGCAGAAATAGACATTGTAGATATCTATCAAGAAGTTAAATGGTATTTCCCAAAAGTAAAATCGGGACAACTGTTAGCTGTGCCTCTTACTAATGGAGAAAATCCTTTGTGTGCATATTTTGTTAAAGATATTTCAAGGCAATCAGAAACACTAGACTACGGATCAGTATGGTAAAAGAAAAAAATATAGTTAAGATTAAAAAACCAGTAATGGACATTGACGGAACACAGATTCTTATGGACCGACATTGGTACACTCATATCAAACAACATTTAGACGAAATATCTTTAGAGTTACCAATTAAGGAAATATATGATTCTGAAAAACATTTACTTGTAGAATTTAAGAATGCTAAAATAGCAACAATGTTTAGATTAAAATATGGCGACAGAACAAAATAGAAAATTTTTTGAACTTAGAAATGGCATGAAAGCCATCGATTTTCGTAATAAAGATTACTACGATCGTATAGATGAAAAAGAACAATCTTTGTATTCACCTTATATGATTATGAGATATGCTTCAGCAGTATCTGGAGATAGATTCTATCAAGAACACTATGTTGAAATGGTTAACGAATGTGTTAATAAACATTTATGGGAATTGAGCAGTAAACACAAAAAATTGTGTTGGATTCTAACTGCGATGTGTGGATCTTTGAAACAACAGTTTCATCCATGGGTCAAACCTATGAAGAAAGTAGCAAATAAGTCATTGCAAAAATTAATGGACATCTATCCTAATTTAAAAATGTCAGATCTAGAAACACTAGATAAGATCATAACTGATGCAGAATTAGAACAACTAATAGAGGACCATGGACAGCAATCTTAACACTTGTACCTATTGCAATAAAAGTTTTTCTAAAGAGAGAACTCTGCAGGTACACATATGTGAACCCAAAAGAAGACATCTACAAAAGAATGAAAAATGGGTTCAAAATGGATTCTTAGTGTTTCAAAGGTTTTATCAAATACATCAAAATAATTCAAAACCTAAAACTTACGAAGATTTTTGTAAGAGTGCCTACTATAATGCATTTGTAAAATTTGGTAGATATCTTATGTATATCACTCCTTTATATCCAGAAAAATATATTGATTATGTAGTTAAGTCTAGAATTAAATTAGATCATTGGGCAAGAGATGATCTGTATGAAACCTATCTCATCGATACTCTAAAAACAGAACCAGTTGAATCAGCACTGCAAAGATCCATACAAACCATGATGGACTGGGCAGAAGAACAGAGTGTACAATGGGCAGACTATTTTCGTTTGGTGAACACACCGAGAGCAGTACAACACATTCAAACAGGAAAAATTTCTCCTTGGCTAGTGTTGGGCTGTCCGGCAGGTAAAAAAATGTTAAAATCATTCACAGACGAACAACTACAAATGGTACATAGATTTATCAATCCAGAATATTGGTCTAACAAATTTAAATCGTTTCCAGCAGATGCAATATTTGTACAGGAAACAGCACGAGAGGCAAGGATAGAATAATGCCAGATGTGGATATAGACTTTGCAGATAGACAGCAGGCTTTGAAATTATTCAAACACACACCAGCATCTATAATCAAAGATGGAGAAATTGAAAAACATAAAACTGGAGTTTACTTTCACGAAACACCTATAGATCCAATGTCTGAGTCTTGTAGTTTTGATTATAAACGAGCAGAAGAGCGAGGATATTTTAAAATTGATTTATTAAACGTAAATCTATATGAAGGTATAAAAACAGAACAAGAGTTAGTAGAACTAATGTTAGAAGAACCAGACTGGGATATGTTGAAAGACAAAACTGTGGTGGATCAACTGTTTCATCTTAATGGACACTACGATATTGTTTCAAAATTAGAACCAAAAAATATAGAACAACTTGCGGCCGTATTGGCAATCATACGTCCAGCCAAACGAGGTTTGATGTATAAAGATTGGCAAAATATATTAAAAGAAGTTTGGATTAAACCATCAGACGAAAGTTATTATTTTAAAAAATCACACGCTGTGGCCTATGCTCAGGCTATTGTGGTACAGATGAATTTGTTTAAAAAATCTAAACAGGTCTCCGCATCAACTGAATAGTTCTTCGTTTAAGTCTCTTTTTGGAAATCTCATCTAAACGTACACAAGGACCGTGTACTATTTCAACGTCTTTGGTTGATAGAGTAACCAGTGTAGGTTTAAAATATGCAAAGTCGCCTTTTAAGAAAATATTGATTGGTATTTTTCTATTACTTTCCCACCACCAAGTTTCTCCCATTTTTAAAAACTTCATCTTATCTTGTGGTTGCATTATTCTACCATAATCGTAGAAACTGGTCACTTGGTTGTCTTGGTTTTGTATAATACCCACAAATTCCAAATCGCCCTTGCGTATTAGGGATAAAAATGGGAATTTGGTCTTTAATGTTTCAAAAATTTCGTTCATACTTTATTCATAAATACAGTTAAATATGTACTATGCAAACTGTATTAAGGTATTTAATCAACAACGTGGTAAATGTTTACCAAAGTGGTTATCATGGAAGGAACTCAAAAGTGTACGATAGACAAATAAAACTGTACAAAGGGGTGTCTAATCCACTTACTTTTACGTTCAAAAACGAGGACCAGAAAGCTCAATTCATCGATTCTAAGGAGTTTGAATTTAATCTTATAGATACAGAAACTAATAAGTCTGTATTAACAAGGTCTTTAACTGTGTTAGATGACGGATCAACTACGTCGACTAAAGGACAGGCAAGTGTGACTGTTACAGAGGGGGATTTATTACAATTAGACGCCAAATATTACAATTATAGCATCAGAGAGATTGCCTCAAATGGTACACGCACAGTGACATTTGCAGATACTGCTTATAACTCAGCTGGCACCGTGGAAGTATTGGCTGGAGCATATCCCCAATTTGTTCCGAGTACAGTAATTGATACTTTTACCAAATCTGGTTCAACATACACTTCATCCTATGAAAGTGCTAAACCAGGTATTAATAATAATACAGCTCTACACACAGTTGCAGTATATGCAAAAAACTTTGCAGGTACATTAACCATACAAGGTACAATGGCTGATAGTGCTGAAGTAACTGTAAATCCCAACGACGAATATTTTACTATCAGTACAAATACCATTACAACGTCAGACACAATCAAATACTACAACTTCAATGGCGTATTAGAAGGAATACGATTTGTTTGGACTAGAGATGTCGGTAATACCGGAGTAATTGACAAAATCCTATATAGAAGTTAAAATAGAAGGATGAACCTGATCCAATCTACTATTCTAACATCACTGCCTGCTGGACGTAAGAAAACCCCATCTGGTTGGACATCGTTCAATGCTCCTTGTTGTGTATACAACGGCACCAGTGCTGATAAAAGAAAACGAGGCGGCATTATGACCACAGCAGACGGCACTCTATCTTATCACTGTTTCAATTGTGGTTACAAAGCATCATATGTTATAGGTAGAAAATTATCTATCAAAATGAAAACTCTGATGAGTTGGTTGGGTATTTCAGATGACACAATTAAAAAATTAGCCATAGAGGCCATGCGTTATGAAGAACAAGATTCACAATACGAAAAGAAACAAGCCATTAACTTTCAAAAAAAATCATTACCTAAAAACTCTCACAAGTTAGAAATTTGGTTGGAAAAATACATAGGACAAGACTTAACTGGACCACAATATGAAAAAATAGATCAACTATTAAATTATCTTAAGAAAAGAGGCATAGAACCCAATTGGTTTGATTTTTATTATTCTCCTGATCAGACTGCTGATTTTCATCGTAGAGTTATTGTTCCATTTTATTGGAAGGGGGATATTGTAGGGCACACAGGAAGATTATTTGATACCAGAAACAAAGAAGTAAAATATTGGACTGAAACACAACCAGGATATGTATTCAATATTGATTCGCAAGACTGGAATAGAAAATTTGTGTTGGTTACAGAAGGACCATTTGATGCAATTGCATTAAGTGGGGTGGCTATATTGGGTTCTGAAATCAATAATGTTCAGCGAGAGATAATACAAAACTTAAATAGACAGGTAATAGTTGTGCCAGACAGAGATTCAGCTGGACAAAAACTAATAGATCAAGCTATAGAATTTGGTTGGAGTGTGGCTTTTCCAAACTGGCAAAAAGGTGTTGATGATGTGGCCGATGCTGTGTTACAATATGGTAGACTGTTTACAATGCAATCAATATTAAAAAGCACAGAAACAAGCAAATTAAAAATAGAATTAATGAAGAAAAAAATATATGGCTGATTATACTTTTGATGTACAAAAACTATATTTAGAAATGTTCTTAGCAGATGCAGAATCTTTTGCTAGAGCACAAAATATTTTTGACAGCAACAGTTTCGATAGGAAACTGCAACCTATTGCATCTTTTATAAAAGAGTATGCAGAAGAGTATAAATTATTACCCGAAGTTGATCAGGTTAATTCTAAATTTGATATTAAACTTAAATCTGCTAAAGATTTAGACCCATCACACTTTACTTGGTTGTTAGATGAGTTTGAAACATTTTCTCGACACAAAGCATTAGAACGTGCCATACTTGAATCAGCTGATCTATTAGAAAAAGGAGAATATGGTCCAGTTGAAGATAAGATTAAAGATGCTGTTAACATTGGATTAACACGAGATATAGGAACCGACTATTTCGATGATCCTCGAGGTAGATTAGAGAAACTTAAAAACTCTAATGGTCAAGTTAGCACTGGCTGGCCGAACATTGATAAAAAACTGTTTGGTGGATTTAATCGAGGCGAGTTGAACATTTTTGCAGGCGGATCAGGTGCAGGTAAGTCTTTGTTCTTACAAAACCTCGCAGTAAATTGGGCCAGTGCTGGTTTGAATTGTTGTTATATTAGTTTCGAGTTGAGTGAAAATTTAATTTCTATGAGATTAGATTCTATGGTTACTAATATTCCTACAAGAAGGATTTTTCCAGAAATAGACAATGTAGAAATGAAAGTTAAGATGGTTGGTAAGAAATCCGGAGGATTACAGATCAAATATCTTCCATCGGGTGGAACAGTGTTAGATATTAAAACTTATATAAAAGAGTTAGAACTTAAAACCAAAAAGAAAATAGATTGTATATTGATAGATTATCTAGATCTTATGATGCCAAAGAGCAAACGAGTATCTCCGGCAGATCTTTTTATTAAAGACAAATACGTATCAGAAGAGCTAAGAAATATGGCCGCAGAAAACAATATTGTAATGGCAACAGCATCACAATTAAACAGAGCGGCAGTGGAAGAAATTGAGTTTGATCACTCACACATAGCAGGTGGTTTATCCAAAGTACAAACAGCAGACAATGTTATTGGTATCTTTACATCACGAGCAATGAAGGAGAGAGGTAGATATCAAATACAGTTTATGAAAACAAGAAGTTCTAGCGGTGTTGGACAGAAAGTGGATTTAGAATTTAATTTAGATACTCTAAGAATTACAGATCTAAATGAAGATGAAAGTCAAAGTTATAGAAGTCATTCTTCGAACATTGCTGAGAATCTTAAACAGAAAAGTAAAATCAGCAACGATACAGTGAAAGATGCTAGAAAAGAAATAGATCCTACCAAAGGAGAAGAGTTAGGCAAAGTCAAAGCCACAGTAGAAGGCAGTAAACTGAGACAACTGCTAAATGATCTACACTCAGATGAGGAACAATAATAGTTAATATGTTTTTTGAAATTAGTACAGAAGTAAAAAACAATTTTCCTATTAATTATAAAATTAATAACGTTGTTTTAAATTTTGATTTAGGTTGGGAAAAAATTAATTTTGCAAATACAACAGTCTTTTTTAAAGGTTATATTTTAAATAGAGACTCTTTAAAAGATAATTTACAATCTATTATAAGAGATAACAGTCATTCACTAGACGGTAACTTTACTGCAATCATATGTTACATTGACCACATAATTATTACACACGATATTAACCGAAGTTATCCTTTATGGTATGACAACAATATAATCACAAATTTAAAAACTTGTAAGCATTCACTATTTGCCAACAAATTTATTAAATTAGATTACAATTTTAACATCGAACTTTTAAATGTAAATTTAAAAGAACAGAAATATGAAACACTATTGTACGATGATGCTGTTAAAAAAATCTATAATATTCTAGCAAATAAGTTTGAACTATTTTTATTGCATAACAAACGTCCACTAAAAATATTTTTAAGTGGCGGAACAGATACATTAACATTGTATAGTTTCTTAAAAAAGTTTACTAATAATTTTGAAATTGTTGATTACGAATATAAGAAATTTACAAAGTTTTATAAAGCCAATTGGCACGAACATATAAAAAAGTTTTGGGGATATAATCAGATGCATACTTGGGGAGATAAACCAGTTTCTCTTATTACAGGAGGATGTGGTGATGAATATATGTTGCGAGGACCCCGAACCTTATATCTTATGGCTCAACATTATAATATTAATGTTGTTGAATTACTCGAAGAAAACAAAGAATGTTATCATTACAAATATTTCTCTAGAGAGTATAATTTAAAAATTTTTAATACTCCTGTTGACCAATTATTTGAAAAAATAAAATCAAATAAAAATCTTGTTATAAAATATATTTTAAACGAATTACAAAACGATCATCAGCACTGGCATATTGACGAAACTATATTTTTTACACCATTCAAAGATATAGAAATAGCCAATATAATATTACAATTAGACAAAAATAGTTTTATTTCTCAAATAACAGATGCAAAAATTAATAAAGATTTAATTTTATTAAATGATCCAAACGATTTAAAAATTTTATCAAAATATAAAAATACTAATCGTTTTGAAAATATGTAAAAAATATTATATGAAAGTTGAACTAGTAGATTTAATGGGCTCAGATCTTTCGGTAGTGAATGCCGCAAGAGTATCCTATGCCAAATTCAAAGATCAGTTTGAGGATCGAGATGAAAAATTAATAAAATTTCTAGCGGAGCACAATCATTGGTCACCTTTCGCTCACGCATCTCTACAATTTAGAATCAAAGCACCTGTGTTTGTGGCAAGACAACTTGTGAAACATCAAGTGGGTCTTGTGTGGAATGAAGTGTCTAGACGTTATGTGAGTTTTCCAGCAGAGCTGTATGAGATTAAAGAATGGAGAGGCAAGCCAGAGAACTCCAAACAAGGATCAGCAGGTATTGTAGAATTAGATCCTACAGATCAACATATGTTAGACACAGCAATGAAACAATGTCTAATCATATACAACACAATGATTTCTAAAGGCATTGCACCTGAACAGGCAAGGAGTGTGCTACCACAGTCAATGATGACCGAATGGGTATGGTCCGGCACTCTGTATGCTTTTGCTAGGATATGCAATCTTCGTTGTGCTAAAGACACTCAAGAAGAAACTCAACAGGTGGCTCGTCAAATAGATACTATTTGTAAAGAAAAGTTTCCTGTCAGTTGGAGGTATTTGAGAAAATGAGATTAGGTATAGTTGGACACGGCTTTGTGGGTTCCGCAGTGGATCAAGGATTCACTCGTGACTGTGACAAGTTTGTTGTAGATCCAAAAAAGAATCGTAACACTATCTCCCAACTGATTGCATTTCAACCTTCTGCAACCTTTGTGTGTGTGCCTACTCCACAGCAGGATTCGGGAGAAGCCAACACAGATATTCTATTTGATGTGTGTGAGCAACTGAACGAATACAAAGATCATCTGGTCATTATTAAAAGCACAGTACCGGGTTATGTTTTGGAACAAATTCAAACACAATACAGTGATTTAAGAATTGTGTACAATCCAGAATTCCTCACAGAAAAAAATTACATACAGGATTTTATAAATCCCACAATGCACGTGTTTGGGGGCAACAGTGATGATACAAAAATTGTGCATCAGTTGTATCGTGAACATTCTCGCTGTAAAAAATGCCCAGTGTATCACACAGATTTAAAAACAGCCAGTCTTGTGAAATATGCCATTAATTCTTTCCTTGCTACTAAAGTCACATTCTTCAATGAGCTATATGATGTATATCAAGCACAGGAAGGAACAAACTACGAAGAACTGATTAAGATAATTTCCACAGACAAAAGGGTAGGAGCATCACACACACGAGTGCCAGGCAACAACGGAGAGCGTGGCTATGGTGGATCCTGTTTCCCCAAAGACACTGCGGCATTGGCCTACTATGCAAGAGAAATACTAGGCACCCCTTTTACACAGTTAGAAACTTCTATAGACATTAACAATCGATTAAGAAAGAAATAAAAACCTATGGATATTAAAAAATTTAGGAGAGTTGTCACAGGCAATGTTGATAATAAAGCAGTGGTTGTATCAGACAACATTTTAGAATCTGTCAAAGAGTTTGGTGCTATTAGACCAGGTGTGGCTCACACATATGTATGGCCAGAAGGCGGATCTATGAAACCCTCAAAGGGTGGTACTTCTTTCTTAATAGCACAGTTTGATCCAGAGGATCCCGTTGTGTTAAAAACACTGGATGGTCGTCGAGCATTTGCGGCTGTAGGTGCTGAGGACAATTGGGTTCAAACAGATCGACATCCTTTTATGCACAAAACACACACTGTGGATTATGGCATTGTATTACAGGGAGAAGTACGATTGTTATTAGATGAAAACGAAACAGTAACTTTACGCAAAGGAGATATGTTAGTCCAACAGGGCACTGTACACGCCTGGAGTAACCGAGGCACCGAACCTTGTGTGATTGCTTTTATTTTAGTGGATCGAGGGGAGCAGTAAATATTGGTATGAGAACAGAACCAATCAAACCATATGGTGTAAAGATACACGATGCATCTGTGAATGATATATTGAATAATATCGATAATATCACCGAGTTAATGATGCAACATAAAATTTTAATTTTTAAAAACTTCGATGCTACTCCGGATGAACTAGTTGCAATCAATCGAGCATTTGGTACTCCCATAAGACACGCAAAATGGCGACAGAATGCTCTCAAAACACATCCTGAAATATATGTGTTACACAATGATAAAACCAAAGGACAACTGTCACCAGAGATATGGCACATCGATCAATCGTTCTTACAGTTGCCTCCCACTTTCAGTTTTTTATATTCTATCACAGTGGCTCGAGTGGGTGGGACTACTATTTTTGCAGATCAATCACTGGCTTATAAAAATTTACCTATTGAATTAAAAAAGAAAGCCACAGGCAAAGTGGCCGCACACAAACACGCAACTGATTATGCAATGGCCGCTGTGCCAACACAAGACGAGTTAGAAGGCCTAGGGGTGGACGGATACGTGTACCATCCACTGATAATGCCTCATTGGATATCTGGAGAGAATTGTATCTATTCTGTGTATGGACACATACAACAGGTGTTAGGCATGGATCAAGCGGCATCTGATAAACTGTTGGAAGAATTGAGATCACACGCTATCAAAGATGAATATGTGTATGAACATCATTGGGAAGAACGAGATTTTCTTGTGTGGGACAACATATCCATGTTGCACTCTGCTAAAGGCACTATAGACAGTGTCGAAGAACAATATTCCAGAGAGTTATGGCGTATGAATTCTCGTCACGGTGACATACAATAGATAATTAATAGTGCATATGCAGGAGAACAATCATGGGAATACACTACACATACAAGTCGAACAGAGGCGAGCGAAACCTGCAGAAAAAACAAAAACAAGAAGAGTTACGCAGACGCAGTAATCAAAGAAAACAAATCAACCAACAGCAAAAAGAAACCAACGTATATATGGTTCCTGCTGACGAAGTTGTAACTTTGGATACTCTAACCAATCCGGATAGAAAACGTGATTAACCACAGACTGTTTGATTGGTACGGCATCGACATTGACAAAAATTTAAACATCAGCAAACGATGTCCACGACCGTTTGACACTGTGCTGATAGACAAACAGGGCTCTTGTTACCTGTGTGAATGTACAGCGTGGTTACCACAAAGTGTAGGCAATCTTTTTACTCATTCATTAGAAGAAATATTAAACGGCGACACAGCAAAAATTTTGCAAAATTCTATAACAGATGGTTCTTATAGATATTGCAACAACAAACAGTGTGCTTATCTGCTAACACTCGATAGTGGAGATACTGTGCAATGGAACAATGATATACCTAACAAGCAGATAAGACATATAAGACTAGCCATAGACGACAGTTGTAATCTTAGTTGTCCTAGTTGTAGAAAAGAAAAAATTTTTCTTAAAAAAGGAAAATTATTTGAAATGAGATTACAATTGGTAGATAAAATTTTAGATTTTTTAAAACAACAAACACATCCTATACAGGTTCATATTGGTTCTGATGGTGATCCATTTGCCAGTTTGATCTATCGACGATTCATGATCAAGACTCGAGAATTGCCTCATTTAAAATATAGCATACAAACCAACGGTCTACTATTAAAGAAAAATTTTCACAAATTTAAACATATCACAGATAATCTTAATTGTATAGGAATCAGTATCGATGGAGCAACTAAAAATACATACGAAAAATTAAGACGGGGCGGGGTTTTTGAAATATTATTAGAAAATTTAGAATTTTTAAAATCAATTAAAACTTTTAATATTCATTTACATTTTGTAGTTCAACAGAGCAATTATCATGAAATTGAAGCATTAATAAATCTAGGTCTTAAGTATGGTGTGGATAAAATATTCTTAAATCGAATAACCGACTGGAATACTTTAAAAGACTTTAAAAATCATTCGGTAGCGGATAAAAATCATTTAGAAAATACAAAATTAAAAGAAATATTGACAAGAATTTCTAACACTAGTTATCCTATTAAAAAGTTTGTTGATTATCAAACTTTATTTTAAGTTCTTTTTAAACGTTTCAAAAAAATGTGTTGCAAATGTTTCATGGTGCTCAACACCGTAATGAATACCATCTCGAGCAAGACTAGGTGTTGTGATTAAAGTTCGACGAGCATCTTTTCCAAGATGTTTATCCCATACAGGCCAACAGTTTTTAATTGATGTTTGATAAAGAACATTGTAATACTCTGTTTCAAGACGTATATTTAGGTTTTGTTTAGGAATAAGATAGATCGCTTCTGCAAAACAATGAAATATTTTGGCTTGAGTGTGCTGTGCAAACTTTTCTGTTTGAAATACACATTTCAAAAAGTTGTTGCGATCTGTGTGCTCGTTCTCTTGTTTGAGCAAGGGATTATCGCTCGTTAGGCTGGTTGGATCTTGCTCCAAACGTTCTCTGCGACTCCATGCTGGCCAACACACAATTATAATTTTAGGAAATATTACTTTTTCTGATCCATACAATATTCTTACACAAAGATCTGGAGATGCTCCAGGGTGTCCTAAGTTCCAAAATCTTAATCGATTGTTATCTAACAACTTTTCTAAACGTCTAACCCAAACCTGTGAGTCTGACAGTCCTTCACCGAACGTATGAGAACAACCCAATACTACAACATTCTTGCCACCGTTGGGCAATGGTGAAAACTCCGGACAACGATACCCATGACTATTAAGTGTGGTATACTCTTTTCTATATTCTTCTTTGTCCGCTATACTTTTAGGTATTTCGTTGTCTGCATAATAACCAAATTTCATTCATCGTCCTCATCGTCGTGCCAACGTTGTGCAATCTTGTCCATCATCCAGGCCGCAACAGGAATACAAAGTAAGAATGTTAATTCTGCCGAATGCACTGCTCCTAGGTCCCATCTATGTGCGACAAAAAGATTTATTAGAATAGGAACAAAGCCTCCCACACAAAGTAGTATAGGCAATCTAACATAAATTTTTTTTGGTTTCCAATAACGTATGTACCACCATACAGTAAACAAAATACGTATCATTTTTTCTTTCTTTTACGTGTTAGCGGTGTGTGTCTATCCTGCAATGTTTTTAATACATATGCCATTGTTACAACCAGTGTCACTAAAAATATTATTATTATCAAATCCATAACGCTATTTAAATTTTCTTTTGGCGGTCCCTAGGAGAATCGAACTCCTCTTTTATGGATGAAAACCATATGTCCTAACCGATAGACGAAGGGACCTTTTGGTGGACGTGACAGGAGTTGAACCTGCGACCCCCTGAATGCAAATCAGGTGCTCTCCCAACTGAGCTACACGCCCACATGGTGCCCCTTGCCCGACTCGAACAGGCCACCTACTGATTACAAATCAGTTGCTCTACCAGATGAGCTAAAGGGGCAATAATCCGTGTTCCATTATTTCATGAACACCATTATAAAGAAAGTATACAGCCAGAACGGAAAAAATCCAACGACTGATTTTGAAGATGTGTTTTACAGGAATTTTTTTAATTTGATCATGAGAGACCAAACCGACCCCTACCAAAATTACCAAACCAACCAAACTGCCCAAACCTACCAAATAGTAGGATTGACTCTGTGAAATAATGCCTGTGAGGAAAACTATGATTTCTATCCCCTCTCTAAACATCACACCAAAAAACACTATACCTAACAGCATTGTGTTGTGATAGGGTAGCTCTTTAACGTGTTGACTAGCACCGTGACAAACCCAAGCAACATACAGCAATAAACCCCCTGTAATCACCCCTATAACCCCGTCAAATCGCTCTATATTTTGGTGGCTACCTAAAAACTGAGCAGTTATACTGCCCAATGCTAGAGTGGCTAAAATAGACGCTATAATTGCTATCCATATGGTTCTAATATTATCTTTATTGGTTGTGGATGCTAGACCTAATACAGCAATTAACCAAGCTTCAAACCCCTCTCTAAAAATTACAAATGCACTCGATAAAAATGTTTCCACAATATTCCTTTGGTTAGTTGCGAACTATTTGCAACAACTAGTTATTGTATATTATCTGTCAGAGTACGTCAATCTGAATATGCGTATATTTTGGTAAAGCGTAGCGTCAGTTTTTTTAAAGCGTTAGCGTAAATTTTTTTTAGAAAGCGGTAGCGTAAATTTGCGTAGAACATCTTTTGATTGACTTTCTAACGTGATAGTGTAATATAATGTTGCGATCTAAACATACCAGGTATGCAGAATTCGCATATAAATAATATACCATCCACATGGTAATAAAGTGGCTCATCTACATGAGTTAAAAGTAGGAAACTTTTAAGAAGGAGCGACCTATGAGAGAAAGAATGAGCGACATTGTTGCACAATACAGCAATGCTAAAGCCCAAGAACAGAAAGAAAAAGCACTGTTCAGAGCAAGACACGAAGTAGAAATCAACGGAAACGGCACGTCTGGATATGTTGTTAAACAAGGTGTCAACGCAGGCAAGGTGTTAAAACACATCAAAGTAGAAACAAAAGCTATCTAATTCAATATCAGTGGGGAGCAATTCCCCACTGCTCATTTCTGTGATTCCTTACGGCAGTGCAGTATAAATATTGGGTTATTATGATATCAAGACAAAATCATTAGAAAATCCAAAATAATTGACATATTTTAGGTTGTATTTTTAGTACAACTTGTAGTATAATAACGGACTTTGCGTTGGTAATAACTTTCGCAGAGTGAACTAACAGGAGACAAAAACAAATGAAAATAAACAAGAAGAAAGTATTCATTGGTGCAGTCGTAGTGGCGGCAATAGCAATCGCAGTAGCGGTGTTATTCCCAACACAACAGGCCAAAGCCGATGAAGCGAATGTCAAAGTGTACGGTAACGTGGACGTGGGCATTCAATCTGTCGACACAGGCACAGACACAGTGAGAAGAACGACAGACGGACAATTGAGTACTAGCAGACTGGGAGTGCAGGCAACTTCACCCGAGTTTGAAGGTATGAAAATTATCGGTACGTTGGAAGGCAAACTTACTACCACAGAAGGTGAGTTTGGTTCAACGTCATCCACTGGTGGAACTTTTAACAGAGAAGCTTCACTGGCATTAACAGGAAAATCAGGTACAGTTAAAGCAGGTAAAACTGATGTGGTAGCAGTCGAAGGTATAGACACTATCATGGGAACTGCTGGCAACTTCACTAACATTCCAGTTAACGGTTCAGCCATTGAATTGGGCGCGGACACATCTAATGTGTTCAAATACATTTCACCAAACATCAGCGGATTTTCGGTTGAGCTGGGTGGATCATTCAATGCTAACGATGCAACGACAGATGCTTCAGACAAACTGAAAGGTGCTTCAGTGGTATACACTG